TGCAAGTGGCACAAATCAACTAGCCGATGCAATAGGAAGCCAAACCAATCAACCTGTGAAAGCCTTTGTTGTAGCAAGTGATGTGACCACAGCGCAGAGCTTAGAAAGAAATATTATTACAGGTGCAACAATTTAATAAATACAAAAAAACAATTTAATTACGTTATATAGATATGAGAATAGTTGAACTAATATTAGACGAGGAGCAAGAGGAAAGCGGTATTGAGGCAATCAGTATTGTTGAAAGCCCCGCTATTGAATCTGATTTTGTAGCTCTAAGTGCTGAAGAGATTAAACTTGCTGAAGTTGATAAGGACAAAAAAATACTGTTAGGGGCTTTGTTGATACCTAACAAACCCATCTATAGAAATGGTGATGAAGGTGAATACTATATTTTCTTTTCAAAAGACACGATAGTTAAGGCATCACAGATGTACTTGAAAAATGGCTATCAAAATAAATCAACCTTAGAACACGCACAAGCATTGCAGGGTCTAACCTTAGTTGAAAGCTGGATTGTTGAAGACGAGGTAATGGACAAATCAAGGAAATACGGACTTAACGTGCCAGTAGGTACGTGGATGGGTGCCGTTAAAGTTAATAATGATGAAATATGGCAGGAGTATGTTAAAACAAATAAAGTCAAAGGCTTCTCGATTGAAGGCTATTTTGCAGATAAAATGGGGAAACCTAAAGCAGATTTATCGGAAGACGAAAAGCTACTTAATAAAATAGTTAATATTTTAACTTTTGAAAATGGGCCAAAATAATAAACAAAGCGGTGTGAGGTTTATACCTAGCCGCACATCCCCAATTGGTAGCGGCAGAGCCTGTCTTTGTTGGGAAACAAGTACCTACTCTGTTGCCTGTTGTGATGGCTCTATGAGGGCACAAGGTATAGGGGTTATTACAAGAACATAAACTGAAAATACAAAATTGAATTTTAAATCCGTTATATATATAATATGAAATCAACCGAAATGTTAAATCAAATTAAAACACTTCTAAACCTCGAGGTCAAACTTGAAGATATGAAGTTAGAAAACGGTACTGTAGTTACAGCCGAATCCTTTGAAGAAGGCAAAGAAGTATTTATTGTTACAGATGATGAAAAGGTAGCAATGCCAGTAGGTGAATATATCCTTGAGGATAGCCGCTTATTAGTTGTAACTGAAGAGGGAATGATTGCAGATGTCAGAGAAGTATCTGATGAAGTTCCTGCTAAAGAAACTGAAGAAGGCGAAGAAATTACGTCTGATTTAGGTTATGATGAAAAAGAAATGGCCGACGAAGGTAACTATGTTACTAAAGACTCTTTTAAAGAGATGGAAGCTAAAATTCAAAACCTTGAAGATGCAATTGCTGATTTAAAAAGTGATAAGGAATCCAAAATGGAAGAAGTAGAAGAAGAAATGTCTATTGAAAAACCATTGAAGTCTCGCACTATTAAAGAGGAATTTTCTGAAGCTGCAACTAAACCTATTAAACATAATCCTGAAGGGGAAAGTGTAACAAAAACCAAGGTAGAATTTGCAAAAGGTAATTTCAACAGAACAGCAATGGACAGAGTATTATCAAGATTAAATAAATAAATAAACAAATCAATATGGCAACTTTTAATTTCACATCAAACGATGTAGAGTACAATCAAGTAGGTCAGTCTTACTATACGGTAACTGGAGACATTTCAGAAGGCGATATAGGAAACGACCACAACGTAGGAACTGACGGTTTGACTATCGGCATTCCAAAAATTACAGCAGGGAATTTAGGATGTACAATATTCTTTAGAAATTCAGGTGCAGCAGGAAACAATAAAGTAGTTATTTCGCCTGATGATTCAAACAAAATTGTAGGTGCGGTTACTTTAGCAGGTTCAGTAGTTGTAGCAAGTGGAGTTCTTGGAAAAGACTGGGAAAACACTAAGGCAACATCTATACAAGGAGACTGGTGTGCTTTAAGAGCAGTATCGCTTACTGAGTGGTACATCATAGGTTGTCAAGGAATTTGGGCATCAGAAGGATAAGAATTAATTAAATAAATCAAAACGAATATGAGTAATTCAAGAAACGTAGCATTAGCTACAACAACAAATATCACCACATCATACGCTGGTGAGTTTGCAGGTGAGTACATCGCAGCAGCTCTTTTAAGCGCATCAACTATTGATGATGGCGGTCTAACAGTTAAGGCGAATATCGCTTTTAAAGAAGTGATAAAAAAATTGGCAACTGGTAACCTAGTAAGCCCTGCATCTTGTGATTTTGCACCAAATAGTTCTGTTACACTTACTGAAAGAATCATTCAGCCAGTTGAGCTACAAGTAAATCTACAATTGTGTAAGTATGACTTTGTAAACGATTGGGAAGCTCAATCAATGGGTTACGGTTTGGGTCAAACTTTGCCGCCAAAATTCTCTGACTTTATGTTAGCTCACGTAGCAAGTGAAGTAGCTCAAAATACTGAGTTCTGTATTTGGCAAGGAGATACAACCGCAGCAAGTAATAACTCGTTTGATGGTTTTGAAAAACTAATTGCAGCAGCAGCAGCAGCAGGAGATATTCCAGCAGCTCAACAAGTAACAGCAGCGACACTTTCAGCAGCAAATATCATTGCTGAACTAAGTAAAGTTGTAGATGCAATTCCAGCAGCACTTTACGGTAAAGAAGATTTATTCCTTTACATTGGTTCAGCAGCCGCTAAATTCTATGTTCAAGCTCTTGGTGGTTTTGCCGCTCAAGGATTGGGAGCAAATGGTGTTCAAGGACTTGGGACACAGTGGTGGAATAATGGAAGTTTGACAGTAAACGGAGTTAAGATTTTTGTATGTCCAGGAATGAAGGCTAACAAAATGTATGTTGCTCAACGCTCTAACCTGTATTTCGGTACTGGTTTGTTGAATGACACAAATGCTGTTAAGGTTTTAGATATGACTGATTTAGACGCTTCAAACAACGTGAGAATGGTGATGAGGTTTACCTCTGCAGTTCAATTTGGTGTTGCTTCTGATATTGTTGAGTACGCTTAATTAATTAATAATATTTAGAAAGGGGTGGGTGGTATTAATCTGCTCACCCTTTTTTTTTAAAACAAAAAACATATGGCTTGTGCATTAACAACGGGACGAAAAGTCCCTTGTAAGTCCGCTTTTGGCGGCATAAAAACAGTTCTATTCGCAGACTTTGGCACTATTGCTAGTGTTGCTGTTGATAGTTCAACCAAAGAAGCAACTATCACAAATGGTAGCCCTGCTCCTACTTGGTTTGAATATGATGTAAAAGGTAATTCTAGTCTAGAAACAACTGTAACCAGTTCAAGAGAAAATGGTACTACATTTTATACTCAGACTTTAGCTTTGACATTAACATTTTTAGATGCTAAGACTCAGGCAGAATTGCAAGTTCTTGCGGTTGGCCGTCCTTACATCGTTGTAGTTGATTATTACGGAAATAGTTTCCTTTGTGGTCTTGAAAGCGGTATGGAATGTACAGGCGGTACGGTCGTTACAGGAGCAGCAGCAGGTGATTTAAGTGGTTTTACTCTATCATTTGAGGGAATGGAAGAAACAGCACCTTTATTCTTAGACGCTACACCTACACCTTCAGCACTACAAATTGACCCAACAGCTTAATCAGCTTTTTAAGTTAGAAAATGAAGCCTCCTTAATTGGGGGCTTTTTTTTTGCTTAAACGATTCTACAAATTCTTGTTTTTTTTACGTTATATAAGAGTATGATAATATTAACAACCTCAACAGCGGCACAAACGATATCTGTAATACCTAGACAGTATGACGATAGCGACTTTTCAATGTCTATACGTGATGATAGCACAAACGTCACAGTAGTTTATCAAAACAAGACAGGAACAACGGTTGGTAATTACCTACAATTTGCTCAAGCATTTTTTCCTGTATTAGTTGAGGGTCATTTCTATGACCTATATTTATACGTTGACTATGATTTTTGGAATACAAATAACAGTTTTTGGAACCTGTATGACGTTTTATGGCAAATAGACGGTAATTACAAAGAAGATATTTTCAGAGATAGAATATTTTGTACAGACCAAGACATTGACCAGCTCAACGATAATGACCATTACGAATTAAATAAAGGTCAATTTACTACCTACAAAGGATTTGATAATACCTATACAGTACGATGAAAAAAACACAATTAAGAAACGACAAAGGGCAATTCAAAAAGTTATCTAAGGTTTCGGAGTTTGGCTTTGTAAACCTTAGCACCTATACAAGCCCTGAAATCAAAGAGGTAAATGGCGAAGATTACATTGAGTATGGCGCAGACAATAATTACTTTCAATATCTCATAGATAGATACAACGGCAGCCCAACTAACAACGCGGCCATAAATGGAATTAGTCAAGCTATTTACGGAAAGGGCCTGAACGCTACAAATTCAAACCGTAAGCCTAACGAGTATGCTCAGATGGTTTCTCTGTTTAAAAAGGATGTGGTAAGAAAATTATGCTATGACCTTAAATTAATGGGTCAATGTGCTGTTCAAGTAATCTACTCTAAAGACAGAAAAAAGATTGCTCAAATAGAGCATATGCCTATTGAAACTTTGAGAGCTGCCAAAGCAAACGAAGACGGCGATATACCTGCTTACTATTATTTTAAGGATTGGGTAAATATAAAAAGGAGCGATGACCCTCTAAGAATACCAGCTTATGGTATGTCGAATGAGAACATCGAAATAATGTATATTAAACCTTACAAGTCTGGATTTTATTATTATAGCCCTGTTGATTACCAAGGGGGTTTGCAATATGCTGAACTAGAAGAAGAGGTTTCAAACTATCACCTCAATAATATCCTTAATGGCTTGGCCCCAAGTATGTTACTTAATTTTAACAACGGTGTCCCTAATCAAGAAGAACGCCAATTAATTGAAGCAAAAATTGCTCAGAAGTTTAGCGGGACAAATAATGCGGGTAAGTTTATACTGGCTTTTAACGATAACAAGGAAAGTCAAGCAGAAATAACCCCTGTGCAGTTGAGCGATGCCCACAATCAGTATCAGTTTTTAAGCGATGAATCTACCCGCAAAATAATGGTTGCTCATCGTATTGTTTCGCCTATGCTTTTAGGTATTAAAGACTCAAGTGGATTAGGAAACAATGCTGAAGAGATTAAGACTGCATCTTTATTGATGGACAATACCGTTATTAGACCTTTTCAGGAGCTTTTAATAGATTCCTTTGATACTCTATTATCTTACAATGATATCGCTTTAAACCTATACTTTACGACCTTACAGCCGTTAGAATTTACAGAGGTTGATAGCAGCATACAAGACAAAGAAACTATTGAAGAAGAAACTGGTGTTGAAATGCAAAAGTTTTCTCTTAAAACAATAGGTGGTCAACAAGCATACGAAACAAAAGAAGAGGCAATAGCAAAGGCTGAATCTGATGGTTGTGGTGGGTATCACGAAATGGAAGTTGAGGGTATTATTTATTTTATGCCTTGTGAAAATCACGACATTTCTTTAAAAAGTCCGTGTTGGGATGGTTACGAAAAAAAAGGAACTAAAATACAAGATGGAAAAGAAGTAAATAATTGCGTTCGTTTATCTACTGAATTATCAAAAGACAATACAGAAATATTACTTGGTTCATTAGGTGAATCAGGAACTCAAATGGGCGACGAATGGGTTGTAGTTGATGAACTAGACGAAGATTCTGAATATAGCAACGAAGATTGGGCTGCTTATTTGATAAATGAAAAGGCAGAAACAACACTTTCGAAAATAAAAACCCTTGTAGGTCTTAAAGACTTTGTTACATCTAAAAATGATGGCTCTGCTTACAGTGACTTAGATTCAAAAAATGGCTTATATAAAATCAGATATAAGTATGCAAGAGGTATGAAAAAAACAGGTAAGTCTAGGGACTTTTGTGATAATATGATAGCTATGAGCAGCGGGGGAACCGTGTGGCGTATTGAAGATATTGACAAGGCCAGTTATTTTGAAGATGTAAATGTGAAATTTAGACATAAACCTAGTATTCGCTATAACATCTTTGAGTTAAAAGGTGGTATCTATTGCCAACATAAATGGGTGCGGGTTTTATATAGGCTTGAAAGTAAAACTGAGGCTTCTAAAAACCTTAAAAATTACAAGAAAACCAGAACTATACCTGCCTACGCATTAAGAAACCCTAGGGGTTCTAAAAAAGCAGCAATAGCAACGGACAAACAATCAGGAAGAGGAGCATACCCAAAATAATTAGACAATGGCAACAGTATTATTTATAAACAGAACCGACCTTGTTCGCAACTCTATCATTGATGGGAATGTTGATACGGATAAGTATCTGCAATTTATCAAATTGGCGCAGGAGATTCATATACAGAACTACTTAGGTACAAAAATGTATGAAGGCTTAACAGCGGCATTAGTAGATGGCATTGACAAAGCTGCTAACGCACGTTGGAAACTACTACTAGACGATTATGTTGTTTCTATGTTAATTTGGTTTGCTCAAGTTGACTATATACCTTTTGCTAGTTATCAGATACGCAACGGGGGTATGTTTAAACACCGCTCAGAGAACGCTGACACCGTTTCAAAGGAAGAGGTAGACTATCTAGTTGAAAAGGCAAGAACAAATGCTGAATGGTATTCTAGAAGGTTTATAGACTATATGTCTTTTAATCAAACCTTGTTTCCTGAATATACAAATAACATAGACGACGATATTTACCCTTCGTACAACGCAACATTCAACGGATGGGTTCTGTAAAGTATAAAGTCAAGAAAATAAACATCCAAAAGCTAAAGGTCTTTTTAAAAAAGATTGAAACTAATAAAACAAAAAAATCAACTAATGGCGACTCTATTTAATACCAAAATCTCTGCGACTTATCAAGGGCTTTTTAAGACTATTGACAACGCTGTCCTTTCAGCTTCTTTAAGAGAGCTTACGGATGGGGCTGGTAATCAATCAGGCTTGTTCCTAAACACGGCAGGTGATTTTAAGGTAACTTCTGTACTAGAATGGGGTTCGTTAAAAGACACAGGAACAGGGGTGACAATTACCCAGTTTGTAACGGCGGCAAATGGCATTGAGAATTTTAATAATGACACCACGTTACCGACCAGCGCAGCGGTTAAATTGTATGT